ACACCAACTCCGCGTGTCCCGCGTCAACCATCCGCTTGGCCTCGTCTGGCGAAACGCTAAGACAATGGCCGATGTGTTCTGGACCGGACAATGAAGCCCGGCCCACCAGCAAACGAACGCGGATCAAGACAACGCCGCCGATCCTGAATTCAGGATAATAACGCCATCGCCCGCGCTGTCGAAGTGGACAATCAGGCCCTCGCCCGGCGCGTTCATGGTTACGATAGTGTTGGTCCCGTCCCATGTTCCGCTTGCGAGCGTTATTTTGTGCGCGGCCGTGCCGCTTGCGCTGGTGTTTTTGACTGCGAAAATACCGGCATGATTGGCAGCATCCGCAATGGTTGCAGCAATAATCACCGAAGCATGGCTCAACTCAACAGTCGGCACGCCCGCAGAAATCGCAGCGGTTGCGGTTAGTTCCTTGGCTGAGACGGTCATCGACCCGCCTGCTTGGATTGTCATTGTGCCGCCTTCGGCAACAACGAATTGATCGCCGCCTACCGCGCGGTATGTTTTGGGTTGGTATGTCATTTCATTCTCATTTCGTTGGTTGCAACGGCAAGCCGTCTAGGCATTCGAGCCACGAATAGGCGCGGACCATTATCAGCCCGCGCCCGTTGTTTTACGCTAGGATAAGGTGCCTCACCGCAGCGGTGTCGGACAGTTCGCCGTCAAAGCGGATATAGCCAGCGATGCCGAAGCCGGGCCAGAAATCCTTGTCCTGGATTGCCCCGATCAAAGGCGCGCCGACCTTCCGAACGTAGTATTTGGAGAAGTCCCCAAACACCATCGCTTTGAGACCCGAAGTCATTGCGGGCATAGCCTGATTGATGGAATAAGAGTGCCCGTTCAACTGATCAGGAATGCCGCCGCCGCCGCGCTGCCAGATATAGTCACCGTCGCCGTTTTTCAACTTGCGAACAGCTTTCAGAGTTGCGTCATTCATCATGTAGCGAACCTTCGGACCCATCCGGTAAGCCGGATCAACCGAATGCTCCAGGTCCATAAGCTCATCAAACGTGATAGCTGCCGTGGCTGCCGCAGTTACGCCCAACCCAGACGCGACAACAATGCCATTCGGATCGCCCGTGCCATCGCCGATTGTCAGTTCGAGGTTTGCACGACGCCCAAGACGTTCGCCAAGCAGGTTGCCGAGCAAGGCTTCCATTGCGAATGCCGAATCATCGACCAGTTCTTTCGACACGCGCAGCCATTCGGTGTTGAACGGATAGGCGTTCAGCGTCTTGGAACCGAACGTCACATCCGACCCGCCGTCATCAGTCAGCGTGGTGCCCTCAACATGTTTCCCAATAGCAGTTGTGGTATCATCCACGGTCGGCATTGTGATAACGCCACCGCCAGAAGTCACGAGTTCAGAGGTAATGCCGGGGTCATACATCGGCCCCCAAGCCAGCATTGATTGCGTCATGAATGTGGCAAGTTCAGTCGGGATGGTAAACCCACCGGCTGTGGTCGTGGTGCTCTGAACGCGATGCTCAACCTTTTGTTCCCCAGCGCGGAGAACAGCGCGGGCTTCTGGTTCCATATCGCCAAGCTGGCCTTGCGCACGGATATAGCTGTGGAATGCCGTGCGATAGTCCATCGCTTCACCGGGGGCAGCTTGTCCGGCTGGCACGTTCGGGCGTTTGCCTTCGCGCTTTTCCTGATCTTCGCGTTCAGCAGCTTCAAGCACATCGCGCTCGACTTTTTCCATCTTGCCTTGACGGTTGATCTTGTCGCCGATCTTGTCGAAATCGGCCATCATCACGTCGTGCTCGGCCTCAATTTCTTTGGCACGAACCTCTTTCGTGTCGTCTTTGATTTCGTCGAATTTGGCACGGGCGTTCGTAGCGATCCGCGCCTGCTCCTCGCGGAGTTCTTTGATAGTGGCCATTTGAAAGGCTCCTTCTAAGGGAAAAGGCGTCACCGTCACGGTGGGCCAGGATGGGCTTTGGCGCGGAGCCTTAGCCGTTCTCTCGCTGTGCGAGGTCTCGTTTCATGCGCAAACGCGAACGCGCGGCGCTGAAATTCCTTTGTTTCTGTTCGGTACGGAATGCATCAAGGCTACGCAAGCCGATGTCTGTTCCCTCATAGGCGGGGCTGGTGACGATTGAAACGTCATGCAGTGAAGCCTTGGTGATTGTCCGCAATGGTACGTCTTCGCTTTCATCCCACTCCTGAATTTCAGGGAAAAACGCAAATGACATTTTGTCCAAGTCGCCGCGCTTCATTTTGCCCGCGATGGACTTTACGTCAGGGTCATCAGGATCCAGCGTGGTGGACATTTTCAAGCCGTGCTTGTCTTCGGAAAGCGTGAGCGTGCCCGACCGAGTGCGCGCCAACGGCAGTCCCTCGTGATTGATCAGGAACACCACATCATCACGCCCGATTGCGTCTTTGAACGCGCCCGGCGCAATAACTTCGCGGAACATGCCGCCAATGTCAGCCTCTTGATCAAACACAGCTGCATAGCCTTCAACTTTCAGGCCTTCCGCGTCCTCTCGGATTTCCGCCGGAATGCCGCCGCGCTTTTCATAAATCATCTGGGGTGTCCTCTTTAGCCACGGGCGGGGCCTGTGGGGCTGGGGCATCTTGCGCCCCGGTGTGGCCGTCTAGCGGCACGGTTGCGCCTTGAATATACAACGCATCGCCGCCCGGTAGCGGTTCGCGGTTGTCCAGCTTGCGCGCCTCGTTTGGCGTCAACTGGCCAGTTTGTATAGCTGTGGAATTTCCTTCCATCCGGGTTTTATAATCGCCGCGCAGCAAGCCATCTAGGTTGAATTCGGCAATGCGGTTTGATCCGCGACCGAATAGTTTAAGGTTCAGTTCGGCTTCGAGTTGTTCCAGCCACCGTTTGATCGTGTGCTTGACCAGATGCAAATCCTGTTGCTCTGAATTGCTATATGTCGCGCCAACCAGGCTTTGCAGGAATATCACGGGCAGGCTATAAATCCGCGCGATTTCCTCAACTGCAAACCGCTGCGTTTCCACAAGCTGCATTTTCTGAGGGTCAGTCCCGAGCGGCTCTAGCTTGTGACCTAGAGGGATTGCCAAGACGTTTCCGCCCTTGCGCGCCGCTTCTTTCGTCGCCTCCGCGATATTGTCAGCACCGCGCACCGCCGATTGCTCAGAACCAAACGGCCCTTGCAAGGAGAAGGCGGGCAACCCGCCATTCTTGAACAGCTTAGACCCGTACGCATTTGCGTTGACCGCCTTGCCGATTGCAACGGCACATTGACGCAGTGGCGAGCGGTGCATCAACAGATCGGATTTGAGCATGAAAGTTAGATCGAGGACGTTCGCCGCGTCATATACCTTACCGCCAACGCCCGGCTCTTTGTATTGTTTGCGCCCACCGTCCATCCGTTTGACGATAGCCCCAGGCAGGGGAAATAGATTAATCGGACGGCCTGCGTTGTCGCGTTCGATGTAAGTGACAAATCGCCCTTCGGTCAGCACGGCGTTGAACATGTTCATAAGCCACTGGAACGACGTGGTTTCGTCATTGATGGCGTCGTGCAGCACCGAAACAATTGGCGCAAGTTTTCCAGCCTTCACCCGCTTTTTGCCGGTCGCCGTCTTGTCATAGACGTGCAGCGGCAACCCCGCGATTGTACCAGAGATGAAGTTTACCGCAGCCCAAACCGCTGGAACGCCTAGAGCCTCTTCCATAGAAACGGAAGCCGAACCGCCGACCCCGAAAATCTCAAGGAAATTAGGCGCGGATTGAACCACACTAATTTCACGCCGTTCGAATTGCGGCTCCATGCGTCCGTCTGCGTCAAGCATTAACCAACCTCCAAAACGAATGCCTCGTCATCCCACGGGGAAACCGGCGCGGCATCGTCTAGCATCCATCGGCCCAGCGCCATCATTCTAGCAACGGGTCCATCAATTTTATTTTGCGCCCTGTCTTTGCCCGGTCGGTGCAGGTCGCTTGTGCGCGATGCGTTGACCACATTCGAAAGCATCCAACTAAAAGCCTTGTTTCCGTCGTGGCGCATTTGCTTTGCAGCGATTGCCGCGTCCATGCCGCGCATCGGTTCATTCATATTCGAAGGGCTGTTGCGAAATTCCACACATTTCACGCCCTGTTCCATCAATTCTACCGCGATTTGCCTAGAGTGCCACGGATCAAACGTCACTTCGCGCACCTGGAACCTACCCATGTCTTCCATGATACCGGCTTGGATTTCCCGTTGATCGGTCACAGCACCATCCGTCTGGATCAAAAGCCCGGTGTCACGCCACTCTCGAAGATGCTCATTCTCAGGCTGTTCAATCGTTTCCTCCGGTGCATAGAACCGGCTAAAGCAAGCGAACGCATCGCCATCCTTAAACATGATTTCAATCGCCGTAAGGTCTCGCTTTTCCGCAAGATCAACGCCAATTATGCATTCCTTGCCCAGAAAGTACTCAATCTTTAGTTTCTCGTCTGATGCTTCCATGTACCGTTGCACGTTGAAATAGGCATCGCGTGCCTGCACCCAAACATTCAGGTGCTTGGTTTTAAAGACCCCAGCCTTGCGAGGGCTTGTCAGCGCGTCCCGTTGCCGCGTTAAAAGAAAATCCTCACCCACCGAAACGCCGAAATTGGGATTTGCCTTGCGTAGAATTGCCGGGTCCGTCCAGTCATCCCCCTCGTCAATCCCATACACCAGTGCAAACGTCTGTTCATCCTGGCGCGTGCCTTCCAGCATTTTCTGCGCCTCGTCCTGCATCGCGTAGCAAGGCCCAGCAATGTTATCGCCTGCCGTGGTGATAACTAGCATCATAGGTTGCTCACGCGCACCCATGCCGGTCTCCATCGTGTTAAACATTCGATCGGTTTCATGCTCGTGGTACTCGTCCACGATTGCCAACGTCGGGCTTGCCCCATCGCCAGGGTTTCCGATCAGCGGCTCGAACCGGCTTTCATTGCTAAGGACGTGAAGATTGGAAGCGTTAACCCCCAGCCCATAGTGCGCGCACATGTCAGGCCGCTTTAGTGCCATCAATCGCGCTGGCCTGAAAACTTCCCAAGCCTGCTTTTCCGTGGTCGCGCCGCTGTAAATCTCCGCGCCGTGTTCGCCGTCCGCCACCAGCATGTAAAGCCCGATAGCCGCAGCCAGCGCCGACTTGCCATTTTTGCGTGGAACCAAAAGCAGAGTGCGCCGGTATCGTCTCAGGTTATCCTTGCGCCGCATCCATCCGAAAACATTGCAGACCATGAAGACCTGCCACGGCTCCAGCTTGATAGTCTCTTTTTTCGCCGCCCACTTGCCCTTGGTGTGAGGCATCAACTCAATAAATTTCGCCGCCTTGTCCGCTGCATTCTTGTCGTACCGATAGGCAAACGACGCGTCTTTCTGCCAATCCAAATCATCAAGATGCCGCTGGCAAGCCATGACGATATACCGGCCCGCGTCGATCTTTCCGCTGATAACGTCGCGCGCATATTTCGCGGCAACGGCTGAGAATGAAATCACCCCAGCGCCTTGAACGGATTAACATCAGCAGGCTTGCCCGCCGATACCTTAGACCGTGCCGCCGGGGTCAATCCAAACTCAGACAGCAAAGATTGCGCGTGGCGCATTGCCTCATTTCGCATAGCAACCTCTGGAGCCGCGCGGCGCATCCCGCTGTCCTGAGTGTAAACCCG